CCGCCATAATACGAACTCGAACTCGAAGCCGAAAGATACACACCAAGCCGAAAAGCACCCGCAACATCACCATAATTCCAATCGCCACCGAAATAAGCCAAGCGGGAAGCGTTCAAAAAAGCGTAATCGCAGAAGTGAGTTGTGGAAGAACCATTAACTTCTTTTGCAATAAAGCCTGTTTCAGTTGTGCCTTGGGGCTTACTCATATAGTTACCAATATTAGAAGTTGCCCCCTGTCCTCTACTTGTGTAACCGCTGCCAGTATCGTTGAAGTTATCAAAAGCAGTAAGAATATTTCTGCTGGAATCACTGTAAATACCATCAATGAAATAGAAAATATTCCCCCAAAAATCTTCAATACCAGCAAACTTAACATGGGTTGTTCCTGAAGTGCTGCCATAGTACATACCATTTGCATTGGTTGCACCAGTGTTAGTTTTTGCAGAACCATCAACATAACCCCTACCAAGTGCAGTTTGGGAATTCCTGTTCTTATAACGGATAAGGAACAAGCACTGAAGCAAGGTCAAAGGATAGAAGGAAATTTGGTCATATCCATCACCATTAGCTTGTGCCAATGTTCTAAATGCCCCAATGGTCTTATCAACAGTAGGGGATTTTCCGCTTAAACTTCTAAGCTTACTACTGGAACTGTAACCAACATAAGCACCAATATAAAGCTTATCACAATCACCTTCAGTTGCCCTTGTATGTGCATAATAATGGAAGCCATCAGCAGTAGCATTTGGATTATCTGTAATCTTAATAGTTAATGTGTTTCCTGAAGTAGCAATTTTAACACCACACTTAGGAATTTCAACCATTACATCACCAGCAGAACCACTTGTAATATCAGCACTGTTCCCATCTTCATCTTGTGCAAAGTTGTTCTTGTTAAGGTATTTCTGAACCACACCATTCAAAAGCAAGCAAGGCTTAATATCCTTGAAGATGGGTTCAGAATCCCAAGCAGAACCCCCAGCAGTCATTCCAACAGCATCATCAGTGTAAGTAACTGCTGAAGCGGGGTCAGAATTGGTAAGGTCAATGCTTACACCAAAGATTTTGAAGTAATTCAGGGTAATGCTATAAGCAGTGTAGGAAGAACAACTGATAGTTCCAGTTGCCGTATCACCTGAAAGCGAAGCTGTTACACTCCAAGTTCCAGTTTCAGGCAAATAGAACACTGCTGTTCCAGTGCTTACCTTACTGTAAGAATAAGAACCCTTAGTTACAACAACAGTTGAACCAGTTTTGATGGAAACAGTAAGGGTAATAAAGGAAACACTTGCAGTATAGCTTCCACCGCTTGTAGTTGCATTTACAGTTACAGTGTTGGAATTTACACCATCATAAGTAGCATAAACAGAATATGTTCCAGCTTCCTTAACAGTGAAGGTTGCAGTTCCAGTGCTTGTAGCAGTCTGAACAACAGAACCCTTCTTAATGGTTACAACAGAACCGCTTTTAGCAGTTACCTTGATTGTTGCAGTGAAATAAGTAAGGGTAACACTGTAAACCTTGGAAGTATCACAATTCAGGGTAACAGTATTACTTGTTTCACCATCAAGGGTTGCGGAAAATACCCAGCTTCCATAGTTAGGAAGTGCCACTTTAAGGGCATTGTTTACTGCTGTTCCAGTTACCACATTTTCACCATCAGTAGCAGTAACAACAGAACCAGTTGGAACAGTTACATCAACTTCAATACCAACACCGCTGCTTGCCTGTTTCCAAGCACCATCAACAAGAACTTCCAGCTTTTCATTCCAATAGCGGATTCCATGAAGCCCAGGTTCACCAATAATGGTTGCAGTTCCATGTGCAGAACCAAGGAAATCAGAAGGCTTTTTGTTGGAATCAACAATTCCACCTTCAGAATCAAAAACGGATAAATTTCCAGTAGTAGCACCAGTTACCTTCTGAACACCCTTGTTCCACTTTTCTTTTTCAGCAGAAGTGGTATGAATGTTAGTATCATTCTTATGGTTGTCAAAGGTCTGATTATTAACTTTCTTACCAAGTTCAGTGTTAGTATCAGTAGGAAGATTATCAACTTTTCCTTTGTCTGTTGCATTGTAATCATTTGTGGATAAGCCTTTTCCAACAACCTTATCAACTTTATTAGCTAAAGCTGTATCAATCTTATCCATGTTTTCATTTTGAACATCCACATCATAAAAATCAGTTTGTGCGGGTTTGTTCAAATTGTAATTTGGGGTTTTACTCATGTGTTAGCACCTCATTTCTTAATTCATAATGTGTATATCTGTGAAGTTCCTGATGGGTATAGCCCCCAAGAACTTCATGGGTATTGTAGATAATACTAAGCTGAATAATCATGTTAGCTGGAACAATTCTTTCAAGCAGTCTTTGAACATCATCAAAATTGTGCTTTGCTACCAATGCAACCTTTACAATTAGGATATATTCATTTGCTTGAAGCTGAACCACATACCCTTCAGCACCACACAAAGATTTTAGGGATTCTTCCAAAGTTCTTATAGTGAAAGGAAGCTGTTCATTGATTCTTGTAAGAATGGTAAACTTTCTTTCTTCCAAAGTAAGGGTTGCTTGTGGAACAATCCCCAAGATTTTTTCCCACCTGGAAACACCATTTTCAGTTGCATCAACAATGAATTGGTCATTCAAGGCATCATCAACCGCTTGCCAAACATCTACCATTTCAGGCTGTTCAGCATCATTCATAATTGCCTTGTATTCTCTTACATCCCTGATGATGTGGGGGAGATATTCAATCAGTGTTCTTTCATACATTGCTTACTTCCCCCCTTATTGGGATATTGTCAGCATCAATGGTAAGGTTATGTGCAATACCATTCAGGGTTGTATCTGCAATATCCAAAACCCCAGTAAGGTTCAGTAAACGAATTTCAATTTGACTGATTCTAACAATGATGTTATCCAGGGAAGCCCAATCAGAAGCAAGTTCCTTGAAATAATCATCAATTGCCTGTTCTGCATAAGGTTTCAGTGCTTCCCAATCCCAACCTTCTTGGAATGTAATCTTAGTTGCTACATCAACTGAAGTTTCACCGCATCCAACCACTGTTACAATATGCCCAATGGGGGCAATACCAACACCAGTTCCCTGATTTCCTGTTGGGTCAATAGCAGTTTGAACACTGTTGATAAGAACATCAGAAGGCTTGTCAAAATCAGAATTGATAATTACAAGTTTAACTGTACCGCCACCATTCCAAACAGGGTAAACCTTCACACCACCAACACCATCGAGGGAATTGGTCTTTTCCTTGTAGTCCTTGATATTTCCACAAAAGGCTTGTGAATCCAGTGAATCAAAATAACGCTGCCTTAAATGCTCTGTATCTTCTTCATCTTCACCAGGAACAAGCACTTCAGTAAGTGTTGCAGTTTGCAAGCCTTCAATGTATTCAATGGGGATAAGTGTACCGCTTTCCACATTGCCATCATAACCAGCAGTTTCACACTGAAGCTTGTAAACACCATCACTGATTTTTTCAACTACAACATAATTCAAAAGGTTCAAAGAAAATCTTGCCCCAATTCCAATTTCCACTGTGGAAGGGGTAAATTCACCTTGCCTGATTGCATAGGTTGCGGGTTCAACATTTACACCCCTTTCAGCACACCTTTTAATCAGGTAATCCCTTGTTTGGGTATCTGCAAAAGATTCATTCAGGATTGTATCAAGCTGAATATACATATTCTGAAGTTCAACCGCAGCGGGGGCAAGGGCATTATAAATAATGCTTCCTTCTCTTGTATCAATGTTTGGATTTTGTGCAAGCACTCTATCAAGCATTCTATCAAGAATCACTTCATAGGTTACATTTTCATACATTACACATTCACCACCTTTTCAATTTCAGTTTCACCAAAAATAGTTACCACTGTAAATTTACAGAAAACCTTGTTCTTCTTATAATCGAATTCAAAGTTTTCCACGCTTGTTATTCTGCTATCCTGAAGAAGTGCTTCACTGATTCTTCTTTCAAGTTCAGCCATAACATAAGAAATGGGCTGCCCAAACAAATCAGCAAGTTCTATACCATAGTTCCAACTGAAAATCAGGTATTCATACCTTTCAATGTTTAGAATCAAGTAAATCGCTTGCTTCATTGCTTCCAACCCATCTGTGAACCCATATAACTGATTATATGAATCGTTTAGCTTGAAGGTGTTAGTTGGTCTTTCCTCAAACTCAAAATCATTTATCAGTTCATTTTCAGGGTTATTTGGAATCATACTAATCACCCCCTAATTCTATCTAACACAATATATTTCTGCCCACCTTGAACCCTGATAAGCATAACCTTTTCACCAACTTTCAAAGCAAGATGCACCCTGAAGGATTTTGTGCCTTTATAATCATGATTATGGGACGCAAAGGAAGAATCACCACTTCCACCGCTTTTATTTTCTGTTTTGTGGTCTACTGTCATATTTACAGAAAAATCTTGAACCAGTGTAGTAAGAATCAAATGTTTTTCTGTAAGGGTTAATTTTTGGTCAACAGAAATCTTCAAGGGGGATGAACTTATTACTGTTCCAAAATAAATGCCTGAAGGCTGTGTTGCAACATAAGTTTCTAAAGCTAATTGTTTTAATACTTCATTTAGATTAGGCAATAAATTCACCCCCTCTTAAAGTTAAATCCATTGTGTGTAAGCTTTCACTGAAAGTATGCGTTGCCTTTTCTACAAGTAAGAAGGAATTAGCAATAATATCACCCAGGTTCAAGGAAACTGCTACCAGCGTTCCTGCCCTAACTCTTACATCACCAAAAGCACCCTTAATGGAAAGGTTGCGGGTTTTTTGATTGTAAAGGCTAAGTAAGGCATCCGCTTTGGCTTTTCCGTTTGTCTTTTCATCAATGGTTTCAAAATACTGAAGAACACCCCATTGATTGATGTGTGAACCATCTTGGGCAATATAAATTTCTCTTTTGCCTGTTTCTTCATTCTCATAAACCAGTTTGATTTTGTTGTAAGTTTCCCCATCAATACTGGAAGTGTAATCAAAGTTTTCACCAGTATCTTCATCAATCAGGATTCCAACCTTCATATTCCCAATATTCTTCAGAGTAAGCTTTCCAAAATCATCATACAAAACATACATTTCTTTTTTACTTGTTAAGGTCAAATCCAAGGCATTTTGGATAATGTCAAATAACGCTTGGTTATCCTCAATTTTAGATTCAATCTTAAATTTTGTATCTTCCAAAGTGCCACACTGCAAATTGAAATCCTTTGCAACCATCTGAACTACTTCAGAAGCAGTTTTGTTGGAATAAGCATAAGTATCTTTATTTTTCAAATACCGCAACTGGTCATAAGCAGTAACAGTAATAATGCCTTGCTTATCCCTTTTCTTTTGGAACACAAAGCCATAAAAAACTTTTTGCCCATCAACCTTCAATCTAACAGCATCACCTTCAGTAAAGTTTAAGGTTGCATCTTTCACTACTTTGAAAGATAAGCTTCCTGAAACACCTTTTCTTTCTGTTTGCCATTGGATTTCACCAGTTACAATGGGTTGATAAACTTTGCTTCCATGTTGAATCAAAAGTTCATAAGACATAGAAGAACCCCCTTTCTGTTATGGCAAAGTAAGAACTTGCCCAACATAAATTAAATTAGGGTTCTTAATCTTATCTTTGTTCAGATTGTAAATTTCAGTGTACTTAGCACCATTTCCAAGATATTTCTTTGCAATGTTCCAAAGACAATCACCAGCTTTAACAGTGTAAGTTTTCTTCTTAGGGGCTGTTTCAGCGGGTCTTTCTGTTTGAACAGTTGCTTTTGGGGTTTCTTGCTTCACAACCACCTTAACAGTTTTGGTTGAATATGCTTTGTACTGTTTCAGCTTAATGGTAACTTTCAAATCAAGCCCATTCTTAGCATCTTCAGAAATCGTGTAATCTTCCAAGCTAACCTTGATGTTAGTGTTGAAAAGCATTCTTCCTGAAGGGTTTGTTCTGATAACAATGAACTGGAAGGGCTTTTTAGAAGATTTCAGTCCTTCCAGCTTGCTAAGATAGTAAGAAGCATTGTAAGTAGTAGATGCAAAAGGATATTTCACTTGTGGAATCAATGCTTCAAAGCTTAATTCTGTAAGCCCAGGAAGCTTCAGAACATTCACATCACCTTCATTGATAAGGTTGATTGTTTTGTTATTGCTCTTGATTTTTGTATCAAGCTTGGAAGGGGTAACAGGAAGCCTAACACCATCCAAATAAAATGTATATGCCATTATTCATGCACCCCTTCCGCAGAAATCAACATGGTTTCATACACCTTGTTTCCAAGTGCTTCAACCACTCCATCAATATCCATATCAGAATTGATATGATTTTCGTTCTTCATTTCCACACTGATTTCAGCAGTGGTAAATCTGTTGATTGTTTCACGCTCTGCAATATCCTTCATGTATTCAACAGAATCTTCCATTGCATCCATAGAATCTGCCATTGCAGCAGTGCTACCAGCAGTATCACCAGTATTCTGATAAATTCCATCAAGTGTGGTTGCGTTATTAAAGGCATCCAATGTACCATCAGAACCTTCACCACCACTAAATAACCCGCTTACTTTATCAGTAATGCCATCACCCCAAGCAGCACCAGCATTGAAAGCATCAGAAGCCCAACCACTTTCAAAAGCATCAAAAGTGTTGAAGCCTTTACTGAAAGCATCACCAATACTTTTGTATTCTTCAGTGCTTCCATACGCTTCAGCAGATTTTGCAGCATATTCATCAGCCTTTGCACTGATTCCTGAATAATCGAATTCCACAAATGGAAGCTTGTTCAATGCAGCACAAATTCCTTCAACCACTGTTAAAGCAGTAGAAAGCAAACCAAAGAACCAACCCTTAATGTTTGCAATCACATTATGAAAAGCAGTTCCAATGTTGGAAACACAAGCACCCAACGCTTCCCAAATGCCCAAAGCAACATTTGCAATAAACAAACCCGCATTCTTTACCGCATGAATTGCTACATTGATTCCACCAACGATAACACCAAAGAAGCTGTTAGCAACACCAGTTGTTTTTGCAATCCACTGACAAACACCAATAATAGCTGCAATTACCGCAATAATCAGAAGAATAATCCAGGTTAAAGGACAAGCAAGCAAAGCAGCATTTAAGCCATGTTGGGCAACAGTAGCAGCAAAGGTTGTTCCCGCTTGCATGGTATCAGCAGCAGCCTTAACACCTTGTGCCAGTGCTTGTGCTGCAAGAATTCCATTTGTTATCAAGGAAACTGCATTGTAAGCAATGAAAGCAGCTATAACCGCCCAAATGATAGGTTCAATCCAACTCCAATTGTCATACACAAACCCCGCAACAGAAGCAAGGGCTGTAAAAGCAGCAGTTGCAAGGGAAGCAAGGGTTGTAATTGCACCAATTGCCCCATCAACAAGATTATTGAACTTGTCTGTGTTCACAATCTCATTGATTTTCTGAAGAATGGGCTGAAATTCCATAAGGGCTTGATTCTTGATGGATTGCCATACTTGCCCAATAGTCTTAGGCATAGATTCAAACTTAGCATTTGTTTCATCAGCAGCACTAAGCATTGCATTCTTTACAACATCTGCTGAAAGCTGCCCTTCTTGTGCCATTGCTCGAATCTGCCCAATAGGAACATCCAAATAATCTGCAATCGCCTGAATGATTGTAGGGGCTTGCTCAAACACTGAATTCAGTTCTTCACCCCTCAATACACCTGAACCCATAGCCTGTGTAAGCTGAAGCATAGCAGCAGAAACACCTTCTTGGGATGTACCCGCAATGGTAAACTGCTTATTAAGCTGTTCCACAAAGGCAACCAGTTCTGCATTGCTATTGAACACATCACCCGCCATAATGCCCATTTTGGAAACTGCATCAGCAGTTGCCTGATAAGCACCCCTTGAACGCTGTGCAGAAGCAAAAATCATATTTTGCAATTCTTCAGTGGTTTGAAGTCCATCATTCATCATGTTCAATCTTGCGGTTGTTTGGGTTAGTTCATCCGATAAATCGAATACTTTTTTCAAGCCCATCATACCGCCAATTACACCAACAATTCCCATGAACTTAGATTTCAAATCAGAAGCAGCATTTGAACCATTCCTAATGGAATCATTGAACTGCCTTTGCCGTTCATTGCCTTGTCTAATGTTCTGTTCAACAGAATCCAGTTGGGTTTCTACCCTTGCAAGTTCATCCCTTGCTTGCCTGATTTCTGAACTATCAACAGGGCTGGAAGATGCACTTTGCATAGCTTCAAAACTGTTCAGCACTACATTCAGGGCTTTATTCATAGAACGCAAAGCGGGGGACATAGCATCATACAACTGGATTGAAGTTCTAATTGTAGCCAATCATTTTCACCTTCCTTTCTGTAAAAATAAAAAAAAAATAGGGAATTATCACAAATTCCTTTGCAATAATCCCCCATCAGCGTTTCTTAGATTTAGCTTTTATCTTCTTTTCTTCTTCCTTATCGTGTTCAACTTTTAATTGAATGGAAGCAACGATAAAAGCCCTTTCATTTCTTGGAAGATTAAGAAACTGTGAAGGAAGCATATTAAACTTGTGAAGGCAATAATAAGCAACAGTTGCTTCAGTATCACCTTCACGAATTAGTTTTTTACTTCATCCACCTTTTCATCAAAGGAAATATCAAAACCGTTTACTTCCTGAATCTTAGTAAGGTAATCTGCATATTCACCAGGGGTAAGCATAACCTTCAGCAAGGCATCAGCACCCATAACCCCATAAGAATTCTGAAGTTCTGCATCATCCAAATTGGGGAATACAGTACATTTTGCAGCAAGCTTACCAAGGTAAAGGTTATAATCAGTTTCCATAGTAAACTGATTACGCTTCCCAGGAACAGGAATTCTTTTAGTGCAGTCCTTTCTAAGCTTTTCATCCTCACTGGATGTAATACAAGCAATTTCCCATTCAATAGGTTTCTTATCTTCATCAACAAATCGTTTGGAAACAATATGTTTAATGTTTTCAACTTTTAGTGCATTTTCAGCAAGAAATGCAGAAAGATTTCCCATAATTTAACCATCCTTTCAAAAGTTAGGGGGATTCCTTCAGCAATCAAAGGAATCCCCCACATATTTTTCTTACATCATGCCATTAAGCATACTGAACTTTTCAGGAATTTCAAAATCCTCAAAGGTGAAATCCATATCTTCATCAAGATATTCTGCATCTGCATCAAACTTTGTAAGAATACCGCCATCAATGTTGCAATCCTTCAGAATAACAGTCTGCCTACCAACAGAAGAAGTTGCATCCTCATTAGTTACCTGAATATCAAAGTAAACATCTTCACCAGTATTCTTATAGCGAAGCATCAATTCCCTGAAGATGGAAGTGTTGTAATGGAAGGTTGCAGAACCAGTTCCCTTCCAACCAGTAGTTTTGTTTCCCTTACCAGTCTTGCCAAGAATGGGAACTTCACTTTTGTTTTTCTCAAAGGAAGCTTCAAGGTTAATGGCTTGCATGAAACAATATCTGTTCCCTTCAATGGTTACAAAGCATTCAGCCAAAGAAGCAGAAACAGCATCTTTTGCATTCATAACATTGTTCATTTACTTAATCCCCCTTTCTTTACTCAACAATAACTGTCATATAAAGCTGTGCCATAGCATTAATAGGGGTTACATAGTCTGTAACCACAACCGCCTTTTTGGTATCACCCTTTACAACAGTCAATCTGTCAGGTTCGAAGTTCTCAATTGCTCTGATTGCTTCAAGTTCTTGGTGATGCTTCACAATATCATTCCACAAGGAAATTCTACCAGCATTATCATTAGGAACTTTGCCCAAATACTTAGTATTGAACAGGGAAGCAATATCATTTCCAATTTGGTCAAGAACTCGCATGGTCTGATTGGAACTAAAATCAGCACTCTTGCCATCAGTAACGGAAATGAAGGTGTTAATATCTTCAAGGATTCTAACAGTATCATTTACCTGATGGAAGATAAGCTTACCAGCCTTAATAGCTGCTTCAAGTTGCATCTGTGTATAAGAAACATCAACATCAAATTCACCAGTATAGGTTGCATTGGTCAAACTCTTATTCACTTCACAACCAGCTTCAGCACCAGTTACCCAATATACAAGGCTTGCAGTTTCAGTGTTGCCTTCCTCTGCATCAACTTCACCAACCAGCTTGTTTTCAACAGAAATAACACCTTCAAAATCTGCATCAGCATACTTGTAAAGAACACACTGGAACTTAATACCAACTTCATCACGCATTCTTTTAGTCCAAGTTGCGAAAAGCTGTTTAATGGTATCATCCTTAGAAATAGTTCCAACAGTGTTGAAGGAATAGCTTTCAATTGCATCAAGAAAGCTTTGATAGTTGGCATCAAGGGTATTACCATCAGTGCCACCACTGCAATAAGTTCCCGCAGTAGTAGCAAGGGTTGCAGTATCAACCCAAACCACATAATCATTATCCTGAAGGTCAGCAGCATTTTCAATTGCAAGCTGTTCATCTACCTGAACACCATCAAAGAATGTAACAACATCCCAAATAGGTTTTTCAGCAGTGCTTCCCTCACTTGCAGAAATGGCAATCATGATAGTATTACCACGAACACCAGGATGTTTAGCAGTTGCAAAAGTACAAGAAGCCTTTGCACCACCACTGTTCAGCTTGTAGAAATGGCAAGCTTTGATATTCAGGAACAAATCACGAAGCCCAGCCAGTTCATCAGCAGTATAAGGATAGCCAAAAATTTTCAAAGAATCCTTCTGAAATTCTTCAGCAGTAACAGTAAATACCTTGCCATCTGCACCCCAAGAAAGAACAATGGGGAATGCAGCAACACCCCTATCAGAAAGGGTTGCAGAAGCAGCAGAAGCACTTACAAAGTTAATGTAAGAACCAGGAAGAACTTTATTCTGTGTAACAAACACACCGCCACCAAGTGCCATTCTTATTTCACCTTACCTTTCATAAATTTTTCAATCAAAGCATCCACTTCATCAGTGGTATAAGCTTTGTTTTCATCCAGCAATACAGTTAAAAGGTCAACCCTATTTCTATAACGCTGGAATGTAAGAATCTTTGCCTTTGCAAAAGTTACCTTAGTAGCCTTTACTTCAGCAGTATCAGCTTTAGCCATATAGATTCACCTTCCTTAAATTGTGTTTTCATCAATAGAAATATCTTCCATGTTGTCTTTAGGTTCAACTTTCCGAAGGAACATATTGTAGTTCACTTTGAAATGAAGAACACCATCAACATTTTCATAATTCATTGATGTTCCATGAACCAAATCACCATTCAGAAGGGTTATATATTCCAGGGCAAGGAACAGTTCAGAAGCAACTTCCTGAAGTTCAACATTATCACCTGATTTAGTAGGAAAAAACTGAACATCAAATGGATGTTCCCTAAAATATCTTTGCCCTATCAGTTTGGTTTGTGAAGGGTTCAAAATAGCAATAAAGAAGCAAGGTTCTTTCAAACCTTGCACAACATCAGTATCACCATATATTTCATACCCATCACCAAATACTTGGTTCAGCTTAATGGATATACCATTCAAAAGTTCATTAACCATTGAAACATTCCCCCAAGTATTTTTTAAGTTTATTTTCAAGGATTTTAGGGGCTTGTAATTGCAATTCCTGTTCTGAAATTGTCAACATAAACTTGCCCTTTACCCATCCTTTGTGGTTGCGGGTTCTATGCCCAAATTCAACATAAGAAGCATAATGAACAGGATTGATAATTTCAATCTGAATCATACTTCCTGATTTTGTTATGGGCAAAGCATCAGCATAAGCTTTAGCATCAGATTTACCACCTGAAGAAGCTTCTGCTTCCGTTTTAGCAGTCCAGCCCCGCCTTAATGTACCGCCCATTTTGCCTGTGGAAGATGGATAATCACCAACAGGGGTTCTTTTAATAACCTTTGCCAAAAGTCTTGCAGCCAACTCTTTAGCACAAGCTTCACAAAAAGCATCAAAATCATTACCTTCTAACTTCTGTATTCGTTCCTGAAGGTCTTTAAGCTGTTTGAAATCGCACCTTCCCCAATTAGCCATAATTAAGCCCAGCTTTCAAACAATTCAAGTGGAATTTCCTGATGATTGGTAAATACACCAGGTTCACCGCTTGCCTTGTAAGTGAAGGTTCTGCCATTTCTTACAACCACAACTTTTGAACCAGCGGGAACAGAAAGTTCAGAATCCAAAAACAGCTTTACACCCTGACTGATAGAAGGGGCATGGTCTGTTTCTGAAGTTGAAGTTAAGGTTTCAAAAGATAGTTTACAAGGTTGATTTTCGAATAAAGCAATTTCATCAAATTCAGTTCTTTTAGTAGTTAGATTCTGTTTCTTACTTTGGATGAAAACAGAACAAGAATCTTTCCAAAAAAGCTGTAAAGCCTTCTTCTGTTTTACCATTTCAAACACCTATAAGTAACAAAATCCTTTTCACCATAGGTAATCAAGTAAGAAATCAAGGCATCCAACCTTTGTTCAGGTGTTAAAGAACCTTCACCCAATGCAAAGCTTACATTGGTATCACCTTCCTGAATTGATTTCACTGCTACTTCTAAATCAAACCCCGCTAAACTATCAGGGTTAACCGCTTTCTTTTCATACAAAAAGTTACCACAAGCCATATCCACTGCAACTTGATATAGCCCATCAGGAATTTCAGAAATGTTGCAACTATTTTTGATGTGGTTTTCCGTCTTATCAATGATAAACTTCAGAACCCAAGTATCAGCTTCAGTAGCCACATAACCAAAAGAAGCTAATCTTTCAATTACATCTTCAATCATAGTTGAACCATCCCTTTCATTAAGCATTAGCTTCAGCTTCCTGAATCTTAGCAATGATTTCCTTTTTGCTGGAAGCTTCCCCAAGGTCAATACCCTTTTCAGAAGCATAAGCCTTCAGTTCATCCACCTTCATCTTCTTATAAGGGTTATCAGGGATAAAATCACCTTCAACCGCATAACCCATATCACGAAGCTTAATAGCAATAGCTTCATTATCCGTTTCAGCTACACCATCAACGAATTTAACCATAGGCTTATCATTTTCGGCATCCCAAAGAATACCAGCCTTCATTCCAGTAACCTTAAACATTCTGTTCACCATCCCTTCTAATTAAGCAAGTCCAGTGATACAACCATGCAAGAATGCAGGACCATGAGCAAGCCCAATCTGCCCATAAATCTGAATTCTATCAGAAGCACCAACCTTAGCAAGTTCTTCCTCAAACAGAACACCCTTACCAGGAACAGCCTGGAAAACAGGGGCAATGTGTGCCACATCAGCAATCAGAATAGAATCATCAGGCATAAATCTATCCCAAACAATACCAAGCTTACAGAAATCGGTTTCAATCTCTGTAACATTCATACCGCCCACATTTCTTGCTGCACCCTGGTTGTAACCAAGCTGCTTTTCATAAAGGGAAGTAATAGCCTGTTTCTGCTTTGCACCAGCAAACAGAATCATGTTGTTGAAGTAAGCACCATTATCAGCCATTTCAAGCATCAGGCTCTTAATCATTTCAACAGTAAGCGGGGTAGGGTCAGAACCGCTTCCACCAGTAGCAGCAGAAATAGTGTTTACAGTTTTAGCAAGTTCCAGCATACCACGGGTTTTATTTGCCACATTAGCAGCAGTAGCCTTCTGGAAAGTGCCACGAAGGAAGGAATATTCAACATCCCTTGCAATCTTAATAAGCTTCTGCTGAATCTGCCAAGCCTTTTCATCAGCGGGGTTAGCACTCTGCCCAGCAGTGTTAATTCCACTCATTCTACCGCCATTGGAAAGTTTTGCATAAGTCAAATCAATAACTTCCTGATGAATCTGAACCACATTGCTTTCCTGAGTTCTTGCAATAGCAGAAGCAGCGGGAGCAGTAGCAGAAGCACTTTCAGAAATAGAAGGCTGTGCAGCATCAGGATAGTCAAAAAGAACAGCAGTAGGAAATTCATAATTATCAGTCTGCTTACCACCAGTAAGCCCACCAATCATGGAAAGCAGGGGGGTCTGTGTAGGGTCAGCAGTAAAAAGTTCACCCGCATAGTTGGGCAAATTCCAAGTAGTACCAATACCAGTAACATTAGCCATAATCAATTCATCCTTTCATAAATAAAAAATTGTTTGTGTTTTTACTTAAAGCAGAACCACACCATCAGCAGCAGCTTCCTGTTTGATTTTGATTGCTTCAAGTGTGTTTCCGTTTTTCCTTGCTTCAGCAAGGCGGGTTTCGTATTCAGAAGATGCACCAGGAACACCATCTTTTTTCTGCCCAGGAACAAAGCCTTTGGAATTCTGATTCTTATTCTGTGTGTTGTCAGTATCAAACAGGAATTTGGAATCTTCAGCTTCAGAAAGGGTTTTAATCTGTGCATCCAATCCCTTAATAGTGCCATCATCAGAAATTTCAGCCTTTGCTAAGTCCAACAGTGCCTTAACAGCTTTGGGATTCTTAGCCTTTGCATCAGCCAATGCCTTATCAACAGCAGCATCAATTTTAATCTGCTTGATTTCAGCAGCATGGGCTTCATCCTTGGTTTTGTTGTCATTCTGAAGGGCTTCAATCTGCTTCTTCAGTTCTTCAGAATCACCAACATTCTTCTTCAAGGTTTCAAGCTGTGAATCTCGTTCCTTTACCTGGTCTTTTGCCTGTTTCAATTCGGTATTAACTTCATTGAACCTTGCCTTGGGTACATAATTCCCATCCAGTTCTTTCATTACACTGGTTGCAAGTTCTTCAGTCAAACCCATTTCAATAAGCTTTTCTTTGTTCATGATTTTTACCACCTTTCAAATTGTTCCGTTTTTTCCAAGGTTCGTATCCTTGTAATTTGTCTTTGTAGTTACCGCCCAAAATACCAAAATGGCGAATTTTTCAAGGATTCCACGAAAAAAGCAACCTATATAACCGCATATAAACGATTATTAAAGGTTGCTTAATAGCAGAATACCTATGAAATTTGTATGAAAAAGTGTTTTAACCCTTAATCATTAAGATAAGTGTAAATTCCCCTGGAACTACCCCTGATGCACCCTTTTGAAGTGCATCTTACTTCAGCAGCATTTCCAACAGGAAAATATTCAAGCTTCTTACCGCATCTCGGGCAAAACACAATTGCTTCAGGATAAGCAAGCTTATTGTTGATAGCATTGATTTCAGATTGCTTCAGTTTCTTTGGTTTCTTTGGTTTCTTTTTGAAAAACATCATACATCAGCCCCTTCATCATCAGGGTTGTAATTAAGCAGCTTTTCCCAAGTAACACCCTTTTTGATGCACTCTTTATAAACTGCAATTACACCACCTTTTTCTTCAACACCAGGGGGATAACCAAAAGGAACTGTAAGCCCTATGGGTTCACCACCAACTTTTTTATTGTATTCCTGATAGGCAAGTTCTTCATCATCCTGAAGAACCTTCTTTTCCTTTTCAGTTAATTTCATAATTGCACCCCCTTATTTTGGATATATCAAAGGATTATCAGCAGCGTATTCAAGAACTTCCTTCATAATATCAGAATAGGTTTCCCATGTTGAAGGCATCAATTCTTGAATAATCTTTACAGTTTCAGCATCCCCACAATTGAACAAAGAAGCAAAGGTTGCCCAAGTTTCACTTGTAGCACCGCTTTTACCTCTTTCCTTATTGTAGGCGGGTTTATGCCCCCAAAAGCCTTTACTGTAAAGCGGGATTCTGTTCTTTGTGGATAATCCAACTGCATCAGTAAACAAATCAATTTGGGCTTTCTGTTTAGCTGTTCCATAATGTTGTTTCAGCCAATACACCAAGGAATCAGAAGCATCACCTGAAATTCTATCCAAGTTCTTCAAGTGCTTAAATGTTGCTTCCATTCCATCTGCAACCCTTTCAGCATTTCGCCAATCAACCGCCTTATTGATAGCAGTAAGAATATCATCATCAATGGCTTGAATCATCCGCTTGCCATAATCAGTTGAAATATGTGTAAACTTATCTGCAAAGCTTCCACTTGCAGTTCTTGCGAACTTAGTTTTATTCAAAGCTAAAATGTGGTCTAATTGATGAAATTCTTCATGGAACTTTGTATTCCAAGCACCAGTGTAACCACTGCCAATTGCTTTATCCCAAGAATTAGCATCAATGTTCATTTTAACTTTTCTTTCCCAAGGATAGTAAGCAGCACCGCCCTTGTAATGATAATCATTTCTTGCGAAGTTTTCAGAAAGCTTATCATAAAGGGTTAGTTGCCCATCATCCATACCATCAAGGATTGTTTGAAGTTCTGTCTGTTGGGCATCACTTAGGAAGCTTTTGTTCTTGTTAAAGATTGCTTCCTTCAGTGCTGATACATCACCCATCTTAATTATATCAGAAGCATCAACCTTTTTCAAATCACCCTTAGAACCGCCATCAACAAAGGCTTTCTTCCAGTCCTTATAGGTCATTGTGGAAGGAACATAATAAGTATTTCCTTCAGCATCCCTTGCAGCCCTTTCAGTATAGTTATCTTCAAAATAAGGAACTGTGGTAGTTCTACACCAAGGATGGAAAGGGGGAGCAGTTACACCCGCTTGATAATCCTTCATTTCAAATACTTTCCCATCTAAATCTTGACAAATCTTTGAAGTATGAGAATCAAGGGTTGCAACAATTTCAAATCTTTCTACATCCAATTCATTGAAGCAGTCCTTTTGTGCTTCAGAAGCAAAGTAGGCTGATTCTGTCATTACCAACCTTCCAGCTTTGTTCTTTGCAACATTGAAATTTTCTGAAATGGTCTTAACGGCTTTATCGGGGGAATCCCCCCGCATGATAGCCTGTGTAAGTTCAGTAGAAACAGTTGAAACAAGGTCTGTTTTCTGCTTCCAACACTTATCCCTGAAGGTTTGGTTGTCAGCAGTCCAAGGCTTATTAAGAACCCTTTCAAGCTGCTTTTCATTCAAGCCTTGCAAATCCCATCCAACATTAAAGCCCCTTTGAATCTCAAAAGCAGTGTGATAATACCCATCAGAATAGATTTTCCTTGCAAGGATATCAATTCCATCTGTTTGATTTCCATACAGAACTTCCATCTGCTGTTGCATCTGAATTTTCAAAGCTTCAAGGCGGGAAATGTGAACCCTTGCAGAAGCGTTTTCAAGCTGTTTCATCCACTGCCTATTCAAAGCATTTTCTTCACCAAACTTGATATAGTCCTGAACAGTCCACCTAAATTCAGCAAGTTCAGAAGAATTCAAAACCTTTCTTGCTTCAGAAAGGGTAATGCCATTGTTGGTTGCAAATCGTGTGTACCAAGTTGAAATTTCACTTTCAATTCTTCTGCTTGCTTCCCTATATTCTTTTTCAAGGGAAGAATAATAGCTTGCACCTTTAGAAACAGCCGATTGTTCAAGAATTTCAAACCGCTTCTTCCAGTAATCGCTATTATTCATCACCTTCACCGCCTTCATCATCAAGGTTGTTAAGGTCAGTTGTAGGGGTTACTGGATTGAAAGCATTAGCATATTCATCAAGATTTTCTTGCTTTTCTGTCTTTTTGCGTTCAATCTCACCCTTAACATCAGTAACCCAAGGATGTTGGGAAATAATTGTTTCATCAGAAAGAATTCCAAGCGATTTAGAACAGTTATCAATCACTTCAGATTCATTCAACATTATATCCCTGTTGAAAATAATGTTCACTTCAGAACCAGTGAAATCACCTTTGCCCTGATTGATGAAATAGATGTGAACGAATTCAAGAAGTTCTTCAAAGCTTGCCTGAAATTCAGTTTCCATGCTGTTTGCATCCAAATCAATATCAGAATACATACTTTGAATATTCATTTGGTTTGGATTCCCAGCAAGCCTATCATCTTTTGCATCATAACCCATAGCATTTTCAATCAGTGCCTTTTTGAACACTTCAAGAATAGCTTTGTAGTTTTCAGCATTCACTTCAACCTGAAGGGCATCAACCCCACCTTCAGAACCATCAATGGTTTTTACCTTAACTGCACCAAATGTAGCTAAGTTGTGCCTGAATTCAGCTAAATTCTGCCCATCATAGTTCTTCACAATCAGAATGGTATTCCTGGAATCCTCTTGCATATTATTTTCAAAATCAGAAAGCATTGTGTTAATGCCATCCTGCAAGGATTTCACTTTTCTGATAAGGGGGATTTCTCTACTGTTATACTTGAACGCAACAAGGGGGACTTTGCCCCAATTGTAGCCTTGCGGGTTTCCATCTTCATCTTCAAAGGTAATGTAATCAGAAGTAGGGGAATCCGCATCAGGAACAAGAACACCATCATTAAAATCATACTTTTCAATTCTATCAGAATAGTAAAGTTCAACTTTTTCCTGAATAGTGTATGTAGTTCCTTCATAAACTTCTACTTGATAAAGCCTTGCTGCAAAATCTAAAACAGTGTGTTCAGCATCCTTCCAAAAAGGAAGAATTTCAAATGGTTCAAAACGCATGAAGCGGAACACACCAGCTTCATCAAAGTAAGGGAAAATCCAACCAATACCGCAATTCAAAGCATTTTCACCCACATTTTTCAGGGTTCTGTGAAAACGCTTATTGAATACTTCAGAAAGTGCAGCTTCATAAGCATCATCTTCAGTATCAAAAGTAAGGGGTTGCCCCAAAAGGTAATTGGTCTTTTGGTCAACCATTTTAGCATACTGATTATCAACAATTTTGTTATTGGGAAGATTATCAACTTCCTGAAGCTTGCCATCTTTACCAATTACAGTTCTTTTTCTTGAAAGAATATCATGCTCACCCTGGTAATAGCGTTCACCTTCAAGCATAGCAATTCTTTTAGGGCTTTTCTTCCAGCGTAACAGTTCCAGTTCAATGAACTGCTTTTCACTGATATTCTTTGCAATCTGCTTTGCCATCATATCAGGGGAAGGGCTTGCTTCAGGATTCAGCATATTGTGCTTATCTTTTGAAAAACCAAACACGCTATTTTCACCACCTTTCTAAATTATTCAAAGCTAAATGTTTCACCCTTCAAGAAATCTTCAAGGGCATATCTCATAGCATCAAGCAAATGGTTAAAATCATCAATGGGCTTGTTCAGCTTGCTTCCAGCTTTATCAACATCCCAAGTGTAATTTCCTATTTCAGTAAGGAAGTTCACACACCTTGGATGCACATAAATCTTAAAGCCCTGGATGTACTGAATACCATTGTTGATGCTGTCTTTTCCTTTTCGTGCTGCTCTGATGTTATACAACCCAAGTTCCCTAAGTTCATCAATGGATTTAGGTTCAGCAGAATCAGCCCTTATTTTCTCTTTCACATAACCCATAGCTTGAATGTTTTGGAAGATTGCTTTATTGGTAAGGGCTTTTTTATACATTTCATCAAACACATAAATTTCAGCCTTATCCAAATCAACCAATCCGCAAAACAAAGCTGAAGGGTCATTGGTATAACCAAAGTCAAGCCCAAAAGCACTTTTTATATTGGGATGTTCCTTTTGGAATTCTTCTGATTTATGATTAAAGGCTTTTTCTTCCCAATTTTCATAAATCAAGCCTTCAACAATACCCCAATCACCAAGCCCAGCAACCTTATATCTTCTTGGGTTGTTCTTTTTCATCTGTTCAAACACCCTTAAATCCGCTTCATCCAACCATTCATTACATTGGTAATTGGTTGTCTTAGCCATAATATCAGGGTTGTTTTCTACATCAAAGAAGCGTTTCTTCATCCAGTGCTTTTCATTCCAAGGGTTGAATGTAAGTGTAATCTGTTTGAACAGTCCTTCAGGAACTTCACCACGAATGGATTCATCAAGCATATCAAAATCAGCTTCATTCATGATTTCATAAGCTTCTTCAATCCACATCCAACACAAAGCACCAACTTCAACAGTGATAGAAGTAACTTTTAGCGGGTCATCCAATCCCCTGAAGTAAATCTTTTGCCCTGTTGGTTTATAAGTCATTTCAAGCGGGGATTCTTTAACTTCCCAATAAGCTTGAACACCAAGCCTGTTGATTGCCCACTTCAGTTCTGTGAAACAGGAATCCTTTAGGGTTCTGAAAACCTTTCTTACAACCAATAAATTAGCACCTTGGTATTTCATCATGTTTACAATGAACCAAAGTGCTGTTGTTTTTGATTTCTTAGATGCTCTTGAACCTTTACAAACTCTGTATCTTCCTTTGAAGTTCCAATAATCCTTATAGCCTTTTCCAATCGTTTTAGGAAGGCTTACTATATTCACATTATTCTTCAAGGTTATCTTCACCCACAATCATGACTGGCAAAGTTCCTTCAAAATTAACCTTATCACTGAATAGCCCATAACGCTTACCAATCAATTCAGCAGCTTTCAAGCGTTCCTTTGCACCAATATCTTTATCAGCAAGCTTTTGAATCCCTTCACCAATCAGAAGGGGTATCTGTTCAGTGCATTCACCACGCATTACAGAAGTAAGGTATTTCATTACTTCTTCAGCACTGGCAACCTTTGCAGAACTCATTTCTTCAAGCTTTGTATCAATGTAAGCTTTAATCTTAACATTTCCTAACAGTCTTGTTCCCGCTGCACTTGCCACATTATCATTCTTGATATTAGGATAAGCAACCTTATAAGCCCTGGTTGCATTGCAATCAATCAAGTATTCATCACAAAACTTCCTTTGCTTATCAGTCAATGAAATTCACCTTCCTTTCTGTATATTTTTATACAAGAATAAGCACAAGCAATAGTTTCCTATGCTTGTGCTTTTCCGAGTATAATTATATCAGATTTTGTTGGTGTCATTCTATGGCAAAAGTGTGTCAAATCGTTCCATATACTTAATTTTTATGGAATTCAATGCTTCATTATGAATTCTGTGAACTTGCTTCAGGGAAAGTTCCATTTCATTTGCAACAGCTTCCCATTTCATAAATTCTAAGTATCTGCACTTCAAGCAAAGAATCTGTTCATGATTATCAATAGAATAAATGATTTCCCTGATTTCAGTTAAGGTTGCAACAAAATCTGTAATTTCGTTTTCAATGGTTTGCTGAAGTTCTAACATCTTTAGAATTGGCTTCACAAATGGGGCTTCATTACTATGTGAAGGGTTTCTTGGCATATCTGAAATTTGAACAGAAGAAACACATTCAGCTAAAGCTTTTAGTTCTTCTATCTCACGCATATTGGATTTAATCAGCTTATCTAATCTATAAGCTTTCTTCAAATACTCTTTTACATTCATGTTTACACCTTCTTTCTTGTTCAAGATTCTTGTTCAAGGTTGATTTTTGCCCTTCTCAACCTTGAACAAGGAAAAAGCCTTTATTTTCAAGGGTTTCAGGGCAAAATCTTGTTCAATGTTCAAGGTGTTCAAGGTATTTTCTATATACTTATATATTTTAGAAAAAAAAAATATTTTTTTCTTACTCAATTTTTTTTTATTCAAATTTATATTCTAAGTAATATATTACCTTGAACATCTTGAACACCTTTAACAACCACTACTGAAAAGCCTTTGTTTTCAAGGGTTTCTGCTGTTCAAGGTTCACTTTCCAACCTTGAACAAATCTGCAACAACCTTGAACAGATTTTGAAACTTACTTTTCAAAATCTGCATTTTGTGCTTTCTTTCAGCTTTCACCATTGCTTTGATAAACCGCTTTGCTTGTTTTCCTGAAAGGGTAATTGTTCCACTGAAAGAATCATACAGTTTAAGAACTTCCCCTGAATTACATTCATCAGTTCCAATAACCTGAACTTCTTCAGTAAAAAAATTTGTAACTTCCTTACCATCCAGGAACACTTTTGCTTCTGTCTTTATAAAGTCTTTTGGGGGCATAGCTTACACCCCCAAACAGTGTGCTGCAATCATATCTGCCTGATGCACCCAAAGAACATTGTTGAACTTGTGAACAGCATTTGTATAGAACTTCCATTCAGAAGAATCAGTGAAAGCCCCCATGTGAAAGCGGATGCAATACATTTCTTCTTCTGTAAGCTGAAGGATGCTTGAAAGCATCAGAACAGATTTATCACCATGCCCCTTCAGAATGGGTTCAGGGTTGTAATCCCAATGCCCAACTTCATTTACAACAGCACCACCAAACAATTCCTTACCAGGGGAATCTACAACATACACATAATCATCAGTTTTACACATATCATGGAACAAACCGATAATAGCGGGGGATTCCTCACGCTGCCAAACAAGCCCAAGCTTATTGGTTAAATCAATCAGGGTTTTTGCAACTGCCATGGAATGGGCAAACAAACCACCTGTTTCATTTCCATGATGCTTCACTGAAGCAGGACAAGTGAAATAATTATGTTCATGCAGAAAAGCAATCAGTTCATGGGTACAATAATCCCCAAGCAGTTCTTGTAGTTTCACATAATCGTTATTCATCATCTTGCCCACCGCCTTTCAGATAATCCCTAACTTCATCAAGCAATTCCTTAATGGTTTTGTGCTTCCTGATATTAGCATTGTTTTTAACCACTTGTTCAATCAGCCATTCATCTTCAGTGCTGATTCTAAGGGTATTCTTTTGCGGGTCAATAATTAGAAAATATCCAACCTTTTTCTTTTTCATCAGAATCACCTTCCTTACTTAAATCCTAAAAGTTTGAACAACAGCTTAAATTTTCTGTATTTTTCAATAGTTTGCAAATTACTTTCATCATAAAGGCTTCTATTAGGAAAATTAACCCCTACTTGCTTGTAAGCTTCAAGAACATCTTTGCTTCTTTGAACAATTATCTTTCTGTTATCTGTTTGCAAAGCTTGTTCAAGAAGGTTCATTCTGAACTTAAAATTATTCATCAGAATTACCTATACTCCTTTCCTGTTTTCTTATCCACGAAAACAATTCTGTACTTCAATTCAAACCCAGCCTTATCAATTATGTATCTAAGAACATTCATCAGTTCAGTAATTCGCTTCTGCTGAAGGTTTTCTTCCCTGATGATGTTCTTAGTACCTTCATAAGCTGTGGGGTCTGCATACCCTTCAGAATTGTTTCTTGGATTATCTTTATTTCCCATAGCTTACTTCCTTTCTATCTTTACACCAGCTTCTTCCCACAAGCACTTCTGCAAATCCTCAATTGAAACATAACCCTTCTGAAAAGAATCATATAAATCAATACACAAATCAGCAAATCTTTCTTCCCTTGGTTTTCCATCTTCAACACGCTTCATAATTCTTGGGTATTTATCATGGATAACCATTACTGGAATAGCAAGCATTAAAAAAAATGCTGTATCTGCTGCATTGTGTGCAGCATCTTCTTTAATCTTCTGAACATCTGAAGTTTTGATATTGATAACCTTTTCTTTTTCGGTCTTAATGCCTTGTTTTTCTAACTTTCTTCTTTGGGAACGATTCATTTAATCACATCCCTTCAATATCATCAAACAGAACAGGAATCCTTTCTTTGAATTCTCTAAGAAGCATATTTGCAACTTCACGCATTTGAGGATGTGCAGCCTTTGAACATCTAAGATTGAAGAAGTGCCTGAATTCTCTGATGTTTGCAGTCATAACAAGTTCAGTTTTTAAGCTGTTCGGAAGAACCGCCCTTGCTTCCTGTGGGGTACATCCAAAATCAAGCAAATCAAAATAGAATTTTTCAGCCATAGCACAAGCATCATGCCAAAGTTCCCAACCATCTGTTCCAACTTCAAGGAACATAGGCTTAATCACTGTGATTTCACCATTGAATTTATCATTGGCATAATTGCAATAGCGGGTTGATTCTTGGCAATAAGAAGCTAATCTGTGCCTTACAATTTCATGTGTAACCCCTCTATCACAAATAAACTTTACTGTAATGTTGTAATGCTCAATAACTGCTTCATGCCCACGCTTTACAATGTTGGAAATAAACTTTTCAGCAGAACCTTCCTGAATCTTATCTTCAGATTTATAACAAGTTCTTCCAACCGCTTCAAGCATTTTAAGAATAGCTTCACCATCAATAGGGGTTAAGATTTCAACACTTGGTTCAATAATTCTCATATCAATTACTTCCTTTCAAACTTAGTAGGCATTTCATCAAACTTGGAACTGCATTCACTGCAAGGGAATTCCTTTGGTTCTTTGTCATTGTGGATGCACTTAGTGCAATAATCTTCTACAAACTGAACTTCAATACCCAAATCCTTTGCAATAGCCCTTACCACTTCAAATACCGTTCTATCATCAGAATCATCTTCAGCACACTTTACACTGAAATCATTCAGTTCAGGCTTGTTTTCACAAGTCCAAATTGCACAAAGGATATTCCAGCAAAAAGCTCTATCATGCCTTTCATCATTTTCATTGTTCCAGTATCTAAGCAAATGCCTGATTGCAGAATCAATGTAGCTGTGAACTGGAATTCCTTTCTGCCAATTGTTTTCACCATACTTTTCAGCACCTTCTTCAAAGTGCTTTGCCACTTCAAGCAGCATGGTATAAGCACTGAAAAAGGGGGAATCATTGCAGAATTCCTTCAGGCAAGCATACAGAAAATCAGTATCACCAGTATCTTTGAAAATGGAAATTCCCCTGATTTCTTCAGAATCAATAAGGTTAGCAACAACACCCAGGGGCATTAAATCACACCTTCCTTTTCCGCTTTGAATATCCCTAACAGCACCGCTTTCAAAGTTGGTTCTGTTTCCACTGTCTTTAATCATCACTTAACCCTTCCTTTTCTTAAACACTCTACAAACCATGTTGTTTTCACTTTTCAGGCGGGTTGATACAATATCAAACCCATATCTTTTTTGAATCTGCTTACTGAAGCTGATATTGGAATAAGCTTCTTTCAAGCCATTTACAAAACAGAATTCTGAATAAGCAGCATACACATTTTTTGTAGGTTCATTTTCAATGTTTTCAACACCAAATTCATTCACAAAGCTGATGATAGAATTGTTTTCTTCCTCATATTCCTTCAGGGCATTATCAACCTTTTCAGCCTTAGTGAAGGCATTGTTTGCAATAACTCGCTTCAGTCCTTCAATCCCAAGAAGAATAAGCCTTTCAACTGCTGATTGTTCCCGCAAATCATATTTTATGAAAGGTCTATAATCAGCATCTTCCTTGGAAAACTTAGCTTCAAAAGGAATGATTGTAAGCCTTCTTTGAACTGCACCAGTCTTATCACGCATTCTTGGAATATTGTTAGCACTGAACAGAAACTTGGAATAGTTGTTGAATTCGAATGGGTCTTGTCCTTTTCGTTCAACACTAACCCTTTCACCAGTAACAAGTTTTTTGAACACTGAAGCATTAGCAATGAATTCATCACCAATATCATCACCAACATTGGCAAGCTTTCCATAAAGTTCAGCAGTTTTGAATCTATCCCCAAGTTCCTTCAGGTCAAGGGAAGCAATGTTTTCATCCCCAAGCATTGTTTTAATCATATCAATGAAAGTGGATTTACCATTTGCACCTTCACCAGTGAAAATGAAAGCTTTACCAAGTTCATTTCTTCTGTAAAAGCAGTAACCAACGCATTCTTCAAGCAATGCCCTAATCTGTTCATCATAGCAAGCCATTTTATCAAGGGTTGCATCCACCAATTCATTTTCAGCAGCGGGGTTGTAATCCCAAGGAATCAGGTTAGTTATAATGATTTCAGGGTTGAAGGGAACAAAGGAATCATCCAGGATGTTGTAAATTCCATTTTTGAAAGCAATCAAGTTGGAACTTGCTTCTTTCTTGTTTTCCCTTATCAGAAGTTCAAGATAAGCAAGAACTTCTTTTCTTTTGGTCTTGTTAAGGTTGCTGATGTGCTGAATCATCATGGATTCAATTTCACTATCAGCACTTACATAAACCCCATCTTTGTAAATGTGCAATCTTCCATTGATTCTGATGATGTGGTTGTTGTTCTTGATGTAAGTTGCAAATTTATCAAACAAGAATGTATTGCCCTTGAAGAAAATGGGCTTCTTAAAGGCATCATCCCTAAGAATGGTTTTCAGTTCCCTATCAGAAAGCGGGTTCTTCAGAACATACTTGTTAATAATGCTGATTGTTTCCCTTGCTTCTTCCACTGTGAAATCAGAAGCTTGCAAAGTAAGTATGTAGTTGAAGAAGCTTTGGTTTCTACCATCCCCAGCTTCCATATCAAGAAATTCAGTAGTTGTTTTAACAGGAAACAACCACTTTGGGCATTCTTGAATTTCAGCTTCAGGAACATCATACAGAACTTTTCTATCTTCACCATTGAACTTCAGGATAGAATAAGAATTGTTGCACCCAAGTTTAATATCAGAAGGAAGGCAAATAGCAAGCTTGCATCCAGTTTTGTTCTTTTCCATACCACTGTTTTTGAACAAGAAATGCTTGCCCCTTGTGGTTTGGTAAACCCTACACTTCAATTCTAAATCTTGAACAATTTTGAAAAGAATTTCTGATGTTTCCGCATCATCAATATCAATCAAAACTGTTTCTTCTGCAAGAATACCAGCGTATTCAGGAAGTTCCTTTACTTGGTCAAGGGTTTTCAAGTCTGTTCTGCCCTTAAAGGATTCTATGCACTTTTTATTTTTAGTTTGAACATATCCTTTGAATAGTTGCATACTCCCCCCCCCCAACTAAAGAAACACACCAAAATCTTGTAAGCGTTTCTTTGCAAAATTCACATACCAAGATTTATCAAGGTGTTCAGGTATTTCCATTCCATTTACTGATTCATTGATGATAAAACACACTTCAGGGCTGTTGGCAAACTTTTCAGGGTTCTTGGTTTCGTTCTTCACCTTGAAGATTCCACCATCAGTAGAACGCTTTGAAGCAAATACCCTGAAAGCCTTTTCCTTCTGCTTTTCACCACCAGTAAAAACTTTTGCTGTTTTCAATCTGCCTGATTCATCCCTGAATTTCTTCTGTTCGATTTTCGGTTTATACAGTGCATATAAATATTTACTACTAACCTTAACAATCTTCTGAAAATCCTTCAGTTCAGTGCAGTTTCCAACAGTTTCTTCAGGGGAAGTTCCATGAAGCAGATAATCAACAACCGCCCTGTTTACAATTGGTAAATCATAATCAAGAGAATTCAGTTTTTTCACATATCCACCTTTACATTTGTACTTTCCTGAAGCAGTAACAATAACATAGTTGTTTACATCTTTCTGATAAACTTTCCTGAATTCATCAAATTCAAGCTGCATCCTGGTTCTTTGTTCCCACTCAAAGCAAACATCATCAACCTTATCAAACCAAGTTGCTTCATCATTTCCTTCAGGCATCTTGATAAGAATACCATCTGTATTGGATTGAATGATTTCACAAAACCCTTCCAACTTTTCTATCAGGTCAAGCAGAAGAAGTTGCCCACCAACACAAACATTATTTGCTTGTCTTGGGTCATACATTGCATTTTGGGCATCCTTCATAGCACCATAAGTAGAATTAAGAACAATCTTATAAGGCTGCTGCATTGGGTTCTTTTCCGCTTTTAGCTTTAGGCGGGTATCTCTGATGTTTCTATATTTTGAACGGTCTGCAACATTTCTTGAAAGCCAATCATATTCAATCATCAAAGCTGGATAGTAAGAAGCAACATCCACATTGATATAATAACCTTCACCAGCGTATTGAACCCTTGCACCATGCAAACCGCCCCAGGCGAATACATGAGGAACACCAGCAACATCAGTTTCAAGAACCTTGCTATAATCTCTGTTCAAAGGGTTCTTGTACCAATTAACAATGTGCTTATACTTTTCAACCTTCAGTGTTGGGGGCAACTCAATTTCAAATTCATCATCATGCCTTTGCTTGTTAGCCCCAAGAATAATGGCTGCAAGCTGTGCTTTTGTCTTACTGATATAAGAAAGGGGAAGTTTGAAAGCCTTTATCAAAGAAAGATGGGATTCAAATTCTTCTTTTCTAAGAATAAAAACTTCAATTGTTTGTTCCACATCATGCTTACAGTATTTCACTGTTTCTTGCAGTTCTTCTTCTGTCAGCTTTCTATCAATATCGAATGGAACTGATGTTTCCTTGATGCTGTTCCCCATAAAACCTTCTAAGGATTTCAAACCACCATCATTGGTTAGAATCACATCATAATTGTTCAATGGGAACTTTCTGAAAAGGCTTGAATACTGCCAACCTTTCTTACCTTCAACAATGATGAAATCATTCAATTCTTTTGGGTTGAATCCGCAAAGGATTCCTTTCAAAATATACTGGTCATAATTTCTTGAATTATAACCAACCCAAATATCATGCTTATTAGCTTTATATACCGCTTCCAGCTTGTCAGCATCATTGATAATGATGTGTTCTTTCTTATTGGTCATATCCATAATTACAACCAACCAATCTTCTTTGAATACCTCAAAATCATAGAACAGCATTGATTTCACTTCCTTTCTTGGTAAATTTTCAAGGGGGTAAGGGGTTTAATCCTTACCCCCTCTTATGGTCAATTATTCTGCTTCATACACATCTGTAATTTCAAAGGTATTGAATCCCTTCTTAGTTACACCGTACTTCAAACCATATTCCAACTTACCATCAATGGCTTCATGAATATCCATGATAAGCTGCTCATACTGTCCAAAATCAACAAACTTAACATCAATACCACTATCCAAAGAACGAAGGAAATCATTGCAAATGTGAACCTGGAACTTCTGCGTTACAACCTGATTCATGAAAATCAGTCTGCCCTTTTCTTCACCAGCAAGAACCTTGAACCATACAGAAAGCATAGGGTTATTGTTCTTGGAAAGCTTCAGTTCCATCTTATTGATTTCTACATCATAAGTACCATGTGGAACTTCATCATAACCGCCTGTTTCACCGTTAGCTTCTGCTTCAGCAACTTCATCTGCCAAACTCTTTACATCATACGCATCATTAAACTTATCCCAAATGTTAGCCATAATATTTCACCTTTTACCTTTCATATTTGATTATTTATTGTTTTTCTGATTGCTGAAATCTGTTCAGCAATTTTAACCTTATTAACTCTTTGCTTGTAAAGCACATCTTCCATTGAAGTTAAGATTTCAAGAATATCCTGAAATGCTCTTGTATTTGATTCAAGGGAAGCTTCATAAGAAGCAAGGTCTGTATTTTCACCACGCTTTGCAGATTCAACTTCTGCTTCAGCTTCTTCAAATAACTTTCTGAAGTAAGAACTTGCTTCATATCCCATGCACTTTTCAATGTGGTATTCAAAATCCCTTGCATCAAAGATTGTTTCAGGCTTATCCCTTATCATTATCACATCAGGCATTATTCACCACGCTTCTTTCTTGTGCGGGGTTTAGGTTCTTCAGCCTTTTCTTCCTTAACTGGTTCTGCTTCCTGAACTTCAGGGGCTAAAGAATCAGCAGTTGAAGCTTCAGCAACAGAATCATCTTCAGAACCGCTATCAGAAACTTCTTCAGTATTTACAGTAGACGGGGTTTCAATAGGTTGCTTCTTGGAAGTGCTTCTTGTTGCCCTTACTGCTTTTCCGTTGGCTTCATCATACACCGCCATAAAATCATCATAATCAAGCGGGATTTCCTTCTTGGTAACTGTCAATCTACCACCGCCAAAGATAACTTCATTGGTTTTGAATGAAAGTGTTCTTTCATCACCATCAGCAACCACCCTTGCCACAATATCAACCATACCAGCAATCTTATTTGCTACCTTATCAGGAAGGTTAGGTTTGATTGCAGTAATCTTATCACCGCCCTTGCGGGTAATATCTTTGCTTCTGTCCTCATGGCTGATAAGAATGATGTTTTCATAGTCCATGTTCATCAAGCGTTTCAGTGTGGAAAGAAATTCAGTTCTTACCTTATCCCAGGCACTAAAGGAATCATCAGATTCATGGGTAATGTTAAGCTTGTCATACATATAGATTCTGCAATGTTCATAGCAATCTTCTAAAAGGTCAACAACTACTGTCTTAAAGGTATTATCCTTCTTTTCAAGTTCAGTGATAACATCCTTGAAGTTTGCCCAAGCAAGCGTTCTTTTAGGGTTTCTGCTGCCATCATTCTTAACTTCATCCTTGATGGAAACATAAGGGGCATCAACAAACTTGATGTTTCCATCAGTGTTCAACATGATAGGGTCAGGGAACTTGTTTGCAAGAAAGGTTTTACCGCTGAAGGGTACACCATAAAGCCAAACCACCTTTTTATCAATCGTTTCAATGTTTCTTCTTTCATTCTTTGGGAGTAACATATAATCTACCTCACTTTCACAAAATTCTTGGTATTCACACCAACCGCAAAGAAAACTTTTTTCTTTGGGGAAGTCCTTTGTTTCAAGAATCGTTTTGATGTTCATTGCAAATTCAACCACTTTGTTTGGGTTGTATTCAATTGGAACAATCTGAACTGATTCTTTATTAAGCTGTTCTTGAATTCTTTCCCTGAAGTCCATCAAGCTTTCTGTTTTCTTCTGCTTGATGCTAACTTTGGGAACAAAGACAAAGAACATATTTCTTATCTTCCATCCTGGATGGGTCTTTTCTATGAAATACTTGTATTCGTGTAGCTGTCCTGATTCCATATATGATTTCTGATTGCTTGAATACTTGAAATCATATAAATCAAATACTTTGGTTCTGCCTGAACTTTCTACTGGAACAAGTAAATCTGCAAATCCTATAAAATCTGAACCAGTTATAGCTTGTTCATATATTCCTTCAGGGAGCATTTCACGCACCTTTGGAATCCAATGTTCAAGCTTTATCATTTCATTGATGTGGGCATCAGATATAATTGGAAAAGCATTGATGTAATACTGAATGCCAGCTTCAAGCCCTTCTTCAATTCCTGTGTGTAAAGCAGTTCCAAGAATCAAAGCATTTGTTGCTTCAGTATCAGGAATGGTTTTTATTCCATCAAGATAACGCATTTTGTACTTGAATGCACAAGTTTCAAAGCATTCAACCCTTGAATGTGAATATTGCATTTCTTCACCCCCTTTACAATTTCTTTGAACTGTTCAAATCCTTTTGGATAAAGGATTATTCCAATTCCGTTTCCCTGGTTAATCATCTTAATATTCTTTTCCTGAAGGTCTGAAGGCTTGCCATTATCAGCTTTTAATTCACAAGCTATGAAGAATCCGTTCACACAAATCAGCAAATCAGGGATTCCGCTTTTCTGATAACCACCGCCCCAAACCTTAAAGAACCAACCAACAGGGGATGTTTCCATTTTGTCTTTAGGTGTTCCCGCTGCATAAATCCCCTGGTTATGCAACCACTTTTTCACTTGGTTTTCGAAGGTTTTTTCACCAGCCAATTGTTTATCACTTCCTTTCTTACAAAGCTTGTGCAAGGGTACATTCTTGAAGATTCCAAGCAATATCTGAACCGCTTACAATCCTTGCAAGTTAGCTTTTTCATTTCACTTCAATCTTGATATATGCTTTCTTGCTTGAAGTCTTAGAACATTCAGCAGCAATATCAGGATGCAGTTTCTTCAGCTTTGCAGAATCAATAGAAGTGGAAGTGGTTGCTGCTACATAGGTAATATTCAGAACATCACTGGTAAACTTCTTGATTCCGTACTGTTCCATAGCTTCTTGAAGCTTAACTTTCAAATCTGCTTCAGCCTTTTCAATTTCTTTCTTCTGAATAATCAGGTTAGAAATCTGTTCAAGAACAGTAAGCTGATTTCCCTTAAACGCTTCAAGGGCTTTTTCTTCATTTACTGCTTCATCATCAACAGTAATTGCATCTTCACAATCTGAAGGGACTTTTGTGCATTTATCTTTGCAACCTTTCACTTCACAAAAGAAGCAGCATCCTTCAAACTTCCCAACAGGGCATTCAGTTTTGCATTTAATCATTGTTTATATCCTCACTTTCTTTTTGATACACATTTAGCCATTTACAACCGAATTCCAAAGCTTCATCATGGTTATCAAAGTAAATATCAACTATCTTGCCTTCATACTTATCAACAACCCATTGTGCAGTTCTATCTTGAATTACTACATCCCCATAACCTTCTATGTAAAGTTCAGTTCCAAAAGGCAAAGGGGAAGCTGCCGAATAACCAGGGGTTAATGCAATACCAGCAGCACCTTTAACAATTCCATTAGGTCTGTTCTTAGCCCATTCACCACAACACTTTTCACAAGCACAATAAGCAGTTATCCGATAAACCCCCAAGCTTACTGGTTCAGCTTCTTCAGGTTCTACCACCGTTTCAGTGGTTGTAGGTTCTATTTCCTGAACTTCATCACTAAAAAAAAATTGTTGGGGTTGCTGATTCTTCAACATTGATTATTTCTTTAGTGGTTGCCTTTCCTATAAGTATTCCAGTTCCTACACCAAGAAGCATTCCAAGTAGGAACATAATCACCCAGGAAATCATGATTCTTTTAGCATAATCCTTTCTTCTTTTCATACTTCTTGAATAATTCATCTGTATAATCCTTTCTCATTTCCAGTGTTGCAAGAACATCTTCTTCAACACTATCATTGCAAAGTAGGTAATAATAAAAACATGGTCTTTCTTGCCCAATTCTGTTGGTTCTCTTTTTGCTTTGTTCAAACAGTTCTGAAGCTTGTGGAAGGGTAAAATAAATGGTTTTGTTTGCTTTCTGAAGATTCAGCCCCATTGCACCAGCTTGATATTGAACAAAGGTAATGGAATTGTTGAATTGTTCATATTCATCAAGCCTTTTACAAGCACCAGTAACCAAGCTAAAGGGTCTGTTTAATTCGTGTGCTATGGCTTCCAGTTCCACAAGTTCTGCTGTGAAGTTATAGAACACCACAAACCTATCATCAGACGATTCAAGCAAATCCTTGAAGGCTTCAAGCTTATCCTGGTTGTACTGCCCACAAAGCATTCTTGCATATAGCATTTGTGTTAAAGCTGAATCACCAACTAATTCTTTTCCATCAATTGTGATAACCCGCTTTTTCATGAACTGCTTATATTCCTTGGTTGTTTTCAACCTTACTGGAATAACAGTTGCTTCAGGAAGGCTTATTCCAGCTTCTTCAATTTTCATGAAGATTGCCCCATGTGCAGCAAGCTTCTGTTTTAGCCTTTCAACATTCTTGTAACCTATCACATCTTTTCTAAAGAACCCATCCTGTTCAACCCATTCAGTTTCAATGTATTGCTTCCAGTAAAGTTCTTTTGAAATAGTCCAACCAAGAAGCTGAAGCTGTGAATAAAGATTTTCATACTTCCCGCCTGTTGGTGTTCCTGAAAGAAGAACTACATTCTTTGGTTTCATCTTCAGGATAAACTTTGAACGCTTTGCAGATTCATTTTGAATTAGGGAAGATTCATCAAGCATTAGTGTAAAATCTGAAAGGTTTTGAAGGTCTTTCCTTCTCCAAGCAAGTTCATAATTGATGATTCCAACCCTGAACCGAAAATTACAAGGATTGTTCCAAAAATCAGCCCATTGTTTTTTGTCTGTCAAGTCATAAGCGGAAATATCATATTTGTAATACTTTGCAAAATGTTCCCGCCAATCTTTGATTTTGGATTTTTGGCAAATCAGAAGGTTTTCTTCAGTATGGAAACGAATCATTTTTTCAGCACCAATAAAGGTTTTCCCCAAACCCATATCAAGATAATAAGCAACCCTGTTGAATTTTTCAGTTTGCTTCAGAACATCCTTCTGATGCTTCATCCATTTGATTGTTTCCACCCTGGTTCACCATCCTTCCAACATATTCTTCAAAAGCTTTGGGGTATATCGCATAAGTAAATTTAGCTTCTGAAGTTTTTATTGCAGTTCCAAAAGGGAATCTTCCTTGTTGAAGTCCAACCCTTACTGCTTGAACACTTATCCCCAAAGCATCTGCAACATCTTTTGGGGTTATTTTATTTTTCATCAGCATCACCTTCTTATTATGGGTTTGCTTCAAAGAAAGCCCTTGCAAATCCTTCAGGGGTTATGCTTCTAACTGCTGCCCTTCTTGAATGGTCTGTTTCAATAATACCTTCCACCTGATACAATTCAGGCATCTTGTAATCAATTTCTTCCAGCTTGTAAATTCTTTCATAGTTATGTTTTTGTTTGATTGGATGATTGAAGTTCCCCCAAAGAAGGGAAGTTTTCTTGCAAGGAAAGCCAAAATCAGTAAACTGAAATTTGTAATCAGGGTTTCCCATAAACCGCTTCATTCTTCCAATTGGGTTTTCAATAACCCACCATTCAGGGCTTGCCTTTGCAATAATACGCAAACACGCTATTAGAACCGCCAAACCTTCAATGGTTCTTCCATCCTTATCTTTCATATCCCATAACCTATTACAAGCAATGCTGAAGTGTGTGCAAGGCGGGGCTGCAATTATGCCATGAACCTTATTCCCCCCCCCCAATTGGGGGTTCATAGGTAAGAACATCATGTTCAGGAAGTGTTATAAGCCTTACATCATATCCAGCTTCTTTATATGGCTTGCTCCATGAACCAGTTCCCCCGCATAGGTCAAGGATAATTTTCTTTGAATTATCCATTACCAAAATCCTTTCTTACTGTTCAAGAAGCTGAAATTTTTCACTAAAAAAATAAACAGGAATATCTTCTTTGGAAATTTCAAGCAGTTCAACCGCCTTATCAATTTCTTTCTGATTCCACTGAACCTTATTGTTCAGCTTATCAGACAATGTAGCAGTGCTGAACCCCATAGCCTTTGCAAAGGCTTCCTGTGTACCATACTTTTCACGAATCGCACCACGCAACTTAGAATAATCAAACATTTTATTACACTTCCTTTCTTAGTTCTCAATCAGTTTACTGTTATTGTAGTTTCTGTTTATTTCCACAATAACTGTTCCATCCCTGGAAACATTCTTACTAACAACATAGTAATTACCTATCAGCTTATTCACGAATGCTTCATATTCAGCTTCAGAATCAAACTGAATTATCTGCTTGATGCAAGCAGCAAGGATTTTCTTCATAATTTCACCCCCTTACATTTCTTCTTGGAATTCAACACCACAATCAGAACAGATAATTCTTACTTCCTTTGTAGCCCTTACAATAGTTCCACAACAAGGGCATACATACTTTCTTGAAGAAGAACCCTTGCTAACAGAAATCTTAGCCATCTTTGTTCTATACATTTCAAAGGGTTCACCATTCATAGCAGATACAAAAGCCGTTGAAGCTTCATTCAGTTTTGTAATGCAGTAACCATACTTGGAATCCTTTTCAACAATAAGCCCATGTTTTTCTGCAACTTCCTTAAACTTTTTATTGTGATACATACCACTTCTGCTTGTATCTTGCACTTCATTTTGAAGATTCAGAAGATGCACCATTTCATGAATAAGAGTTTCTGCAATCTGTTCAAATGGTCTGTTAAGGTGTTCAGCACAAAGGTTAATTTCATATTGTCCTTCATCTTCTTCATTACGCTTCCAAGCCTTCCATGAAGTACACCAACCATAAGCACCTTTTGTAACATCAGGGTTTACAGTGATAACAGGCTTCTGAAGTTCATTATTGAAGAAATGTGCATTGAAGGTATCAAAAAGCCCTTCAAGCTGATTAACTACTGTTTGGATTGAACAAGTATTTTTTTTGTGATTGCCATGTTCAAGTTCCCCTTTCTATTGTTCTTCTCTTGGTTCAGCTTCTTGAACTGTCTTTATTATAGCAAGTCCATTTTTGTTTGTCAATAGGTTTTTCAAAATTTCTTGAACTTTTTTCGGAAAATCTTAATTTTTCTTGAACTTAGTGATATAATTGAATCGTATTAGAAAGGAAGGTGTTCTTATGAATGAACAGAAAGAAGCTTGTTTCAGGCGAATCCGTCAGGGAATGGAACTTAGGGGAATGAAAGCTGTTGATTTAGTTCAGGCAACTGGAATAGGTAAATCTGCAATAAGCCAATACATTTCGGGTAAGTATGAACCAAAGCAAGTTGCAATTCATAAGATTGCAAAGGCTCTTAATGTATCTGAAGCCTGGTTGATGGGGTATAATGTTCCAATTCAAAGGGTTGAAGAAATCAAAACTGTGGTATCAAAGGAAGAAAAGGAACTTCTTGATATGTACCATAAACTTGATGCACTTGATAAAAATGAACTGTCTTTATTATAGCAAGTCCATTTTTGTTTGTCAATAGGTTTTTCAAAATTTCTTGAACTTTTTTCGGAAAATCTTAATTTTTCTTGAACTTAGTGATATAATTGAATCGTATTAGAAAGGAAGGTGTTCTTATGAATGAACAGAAAGAAGCTTGTTTCAGGCGAATCCGTCAGGGAATGGAACTTAGGGGAATGAAAGCTGTTGATTTAGTTCAGGCAACTGGAATAGGTAAATCTGCAATAAGCCAATACATTTCGGGTAAGTATGAACCAAAGCAAGTTGCAATTCATAAGATTGCAAAGGCTCTTAATGTATCTGAAGCCTGGTTGATGGGGTATAATGTTCCAATTCAAAGGGTTGAAGAAATCAAAACTGTGGTATCAAAGGAAGAAAAGGAACTTCTTGATATGTACCATAAACTTGATGCACTTGATAAAAATGAACTGTTCAAATGGATTGCATACCGCTTAACTGATGAAAAGTATGATGTGAAAAAAGAATTATCAAACGCGTAGGAAATATAATTTATATTGATTTTAGAAAGGATGATTGAAATGTTATTTTCAAAGAAAAAGAAAGATTCAAGAACTACCCTGATGCACTATGAAGGTTTACAAGGTTTCAGGCAAGATTTCCCTTGCAAGGCTGATGTGGATGATTCTTGCATCATTTTCACCAATGAAAACAATGGAACTGTTAAGCTGCCATTTGCCCAAATCCAAAGTATTGATTATATGCCTGAAGTAAACTTTATGGGTAAGTATCACAATAACCCTGTTTCAACAGCTAAGATGGGGGTTAAGTGGTTTTCTGTTGTAAGTTACACCAGTTCTTCAGGTGAATCCAAATATCTTGCTTTTTGGTCTGTTGATTCTACTGGAAGAAAGTTCTTTGATGAAATCAGAACCAACATTTCTTCAGGTTCTATTACTCTGTAATTTGTTCAAGGTGTTTAAGATGTTCAAGGTATTTCCTTATACTTAAATATTTTAGATTTTTTTTCTTCTTATATTTTTTTTTTAGATTACATCAAAATATTTGAGTAAATAGAAAATGCGTAACACCTTGAACATCTTAAACAAGCAAGTTAGCAGCAACTTAAAAAAGCCTTTGTTTTCAAGGGTTTTCAGAACTAAAAAGCTTGTTCAAGGTTGTTCAAGCAAGTTAAAGAAGGGATGTGATTTCTTGAAAAATCCTAATGGGTATGGTTCAGTTGTAAAGCTTTCAGGTAATAGAAGAAATCCCTTCTGTGCAAGAAAAACAGTTGGATGGAATGAAAAAGGGCAACCAATCTATAAACCAGTTGGATATTACAAAACAAGGCAAGAAGCAATGATTGCCCTTGCTGAATACAATAGAAATCCCTATGATATTGATTTATCCAAGATAACAATGAAAGAACTGTATGAAAGATGGTCTGAAAGGGATTTCCCAAAAATATCTAAATCAAGTGCATCCAGCTTCAAATCAGCAATGAATCACTGCAAGTTGCTTTGGGATATGCCCTATAAGAAAATCAAGGCTTATATGATGCAAGAATCAATTGATAATTGTGGAAAAGGTTATTCTACCCAAGGGGCAATCAAGAACCTATGGGGGCAACTTGATAAATACGCTATGGAACTTGATATAATAACAAAGATGAATTCAATGCTGATTCATGCAGCACCAATTCCACCTTCAAGCAAAAAGCCTTTCACTGAAGATGAAATAAAGGATGTTTGGAAGCTGAAAGATGAACCTGATGCAGATACAATTTTAATTTTGCTTTATTCAGGATTTAGAATCAGTGAACTTCTTTCTTTGGAAACTGCAAAGATTAACCTGGAAGATATACCTTACTTTAAAGGCGGGGTTAAAACAAAAGCTGGTAAAGATAGAATTGTTCCAATCCACCCTTTGATTTTGGATTTTGTCAAAGCAAGGGTTCAAGAAGGAAACAAATATTTGATTTCCGTTAATGGAAAGAAAATTTCAAATAGCCAATACTACATCATTTGGAATCAATTTATGAAGAAGCTGAACCAGGAACACACACCCCACGAATGCAGACATACTTTCAGAAGTAGGCTTGATTCAGCGGGGGCAAATAAAGTTTGTATTGATTTAATGATGGGGCATAAATCCCATGAAGTAGGTGAAAGGGTTTACACCCATAAAACGCTTGAAGAACTTCAAAATGCTTTAGCGTTAGTAACAAGTTAGTAACAAGAAAAAGCCCCAAACCCTTGTAAATCAAAGGTTTGGGGCTTAGTTAGAAATATTATACCATAAATCTGTTAGTTTTTCAAGTGCAGTAAATTCAGTGTTTTCAGGGGTTCTTCAAGTTCTTGAACCGTCAAAAACACCCTAAAATCATCAGCGTTAGTAACAGGTTAGTAACAGATTTCTGATGCTTAAATCTTCTTCAGATTGTCCTTATGAACAGCAGCAGTAACAGTTTTACCAATGCCAATTACAATCCTATCACCATTAACTTCAATCACATCATATTTTGAATAATATAATTTGAAGGCTTTTCCAGTGTAGGTTTTTGCAACCAAAACTTTTACTTTATCACCAACTTTGATTTCAGAACTTGAACTTTCTTTTTCAGTTGAATCAGTGTAGGTAATAAAGGAATCAGCATAACCAGCTTCTTTCAGTTTCTTCAGCATAGCTTCAGCATTGGTTTTAACCTTGTAAGCCCCAACCTGAACTTTATAATACTTCCCAACTTGAACAATGTAAGTATCAAATCCCTTTGCTTTAAGCTTGTTCTGAAGGGCTGTTGCATTAGCTTTTACAGTGAATGCGCCAGTTTGAACCTTATAAAGCTTCTGTGTGGTCATATTTTCGTTTATTTGGGGCTTTCCGCTTTCTGTTGAAGATTTACTAAGCCTTTCAGTTACCTTGCTTGCAAGGTCATATAATCGTTCATACAACCAATCACCAGGGCAAGACTTATTAGCAAACCATCTATGAACTGTAATAATCATTTCATCAGATTTAGGCTTGTAAGCAAGGGTTTTTTCCTTATCACCAAACCAAATAAGTTTGCTTTTTCCGTTTCGCTTGCAAATATCAACACAAAGTTCAATCAAGGTGTTGTAAACCTTATCATTCATAGCATAGGGATGTTTTGTATCTGAAGCACATTCAATGGTAATTGCTCTATGGTCATTTGCACCACTGGAAGAACACCAAGAACGGTCTTTTTCTTCACAATACATTCCAACCCTACCATCAACACCGATTCCATATTGGCAAGAAGCTTGTCTACTTGTAGGGGCAAATATATTACCCAAGGTTTCAACACTGCACTGCCCTACAACACAATGTGGGGTAATTCTATCAATAGCCTTGTTTCTGTTGATAGTTTTGTTTGGGGAAATTTTAGTGTATGAAACAAGGGGGCTGTTTGTGTAAGCCATATTTATTCACCTTCACTTTCATTTTCGTTATTGATTCTTGCAGCATCAACCATACCTTCACCGATAATGTAAGCAATAAGAGTTGCAGAAGCAGTAATAACAGCTACCACTTGTTCAATCTCTAAATCACCAACACCAAAGGCAACCAAAATAGCTGTTACAAAACCAACAACCGCTGCCCAAAATTTTCTACTGGTTAATTTCTGTTTCCAATTGATTTTCATACTAAGTACCTACCTTTCAATAATTTTGAATTGTTATTTCTTCAGAAATAGCAGCTTCCATTTCTGAATCAATCTTGCTTGTTAGTGCTGAATCAATGTTTGAAAGTTCATTTTCAATTTGAATTTGATGTTCAGGATGTTTTTCAAGCCATTTCATTTTGAACTTGAAGAATTGAATTTTCCCTTTACACACATTTTCCAGCTTTGCCTTGTTAAGATAGAACACAATTGCTGAACCAAAAATTCCCCCTGTTGTTGGTATGGAATACATGAAAATTGATGTATCTTTCCCATACCAACTAAACAGAAGGGAACAAAACAAATTGATGCAGAAGATAAGCATAGCCCAAAATAAAATTCTTTTGGAATATTCTTTATTCTTCTTATTCATCTGAATTATCACTGTGAAAAACAGTTTTGTTCAACACTTTTACTTGCTGTTCCAGCTTAACAAGCTTTTCTGCATGATGCTGAATATCTTGCTTTACATCACGCAAATCCGTTTTAATGTCCTTAATATCACTGCCGATATTTTCAAGCTTCACAATTACAGTAGTTAATTCTGAAGCATCCTTCTTATCATCATTTCTTGCATTTCTTTTCATACCGCTAACCCCAACAACAATAGAAATAATCAATGAAATTACGGAAATGACAACCCCAATTTCAACAGTCATAGCTTCACCTTCCTTTCTTTAAGATGCTTGTTCAGTCCAACCATAAACACCAGGTTCCCATACATTAGCATCAACATCACTTACCCAGGTTTTGTTGTTATGGGTTACAACATCACCTTTAGCATAAGCATCTGATGCACCAAGGGGCTGTGTCCAAATTGGAATGCCTGAATCATCAAATCCAACTTTTTTATAAAGCGAAGGGGTAAGGTCAGGAAGCCAATCAAATTGTGAAGTGTGTGCTTGAAGTACAGAATAAAGCTGTGTTTCACCATCAGCATTAGTTCCATACTTTACAATTTTTCCAACAGCATAAGATTTACCAACTTCCCAAGGTTCATACAAATCAGCAATTTCCATTGCAGTTTCATCATCAAGGTTCATTTGCTGTGCCATAATTTGAAAAAATCTGTTCATCTGCTTTGCAACAAGTTCTTTATCTGCCATTATTCATTCACCCCCAACATAGTATTCATAAGGTTTGAAAGTTCCTTATTCTGTTCAGCCATCAGTTTGATGTATTCATTCTTTTCATACTGAATTTCATGGTAACGGTAAATTGGGGAAGGTCTTTCTTCACCCTCTTTAGGTTCAACCAATGTAATTTCAGAATGAACATACACCACATCAGTTCCAATAACCAATTCTTGTGCTTGTGCAGCACTGCCAGTTACATAACCAACATCTTTCATGTTTGCATTACCGCCTTTCTTTTAATTTTTGAAAGATAATATTCATCCATAGCAGCTTGAATTGGAACAACATACTTCATTTTCAATCTGAAGGAATCACACCAATCTAACCAACCTTTGTAAGAATTAAAGGAACACCAATCTTTATAACTGATTGATGTTCCTTTTCTTATCTTTCTTGCAATAGAAAGCATCCGCTTCCTGAAGCGTTTATAAGTTTTCTTTCTCAAAAGCTTAAAACCGAAAAAATGACGATAACCAACAAAATCAACACCCCTTGAATTAGTGGGGAACACTTGCCAATTATCTTTGATTTTCAGCTTCAAGTTTCCCTGAAGGTATTCATCCATTCTATCTTTCAGCCAATGCAGAAATTCCTTAGAATGATGAAGAATTACAATATCATCCATGTATCTTACTACATACTTAACACCCATTTCTTCTTTTAACCAGTGGTCAAAGTAGGAAAGATAAAAGTTTGCAAGATATTGTGAAAGGTATGAACCAATTGGAACACCTACTTCACCAGGGATGCTATCAATGATTAAATCCAACAATTCAAGCAAATCTGCATCCTTGAATTTCTTTCTAAGAAGCTTCTTCAATACACAATGGTTGATGTTCGGATAAAATTTAGAAACATCAATCTTCAAACAGTATGTTGTTCCTGGTACATCCTTCATGTACTTGGTAAGCAGTTTAGAAGCTTTATGGATTCCACGATTCCTTAAGGATGCACAAGTGAAATCTGTGAACACTTCATGAAATACATCTTCAATCTGAATCATTACCGCCCATTGAATAATTCTATCAGGGAAGTAAGGAAGCTTCATCAATTCCCTTTCTTTGTCCTTATCCCATATCTTCTGAACAGTGTAAGGGCTTACCTTGTAAGTTTTATCCTTTAGCATCTGCTGAATTTGGGTAAGATAAAATTCAGGGTTTGAATCAACCATTTTCACTTCTTTATAAAACAGCTTATCTTTCCTTGCGTTTCTATGTGCTTCCTTCAGGTTTTCCATATCATAGATTTTTTCATATATGTTTCCGTATCTTTTCAATGTTTCACCTGAACTTTCTTTTGATGTTTTTTAATACCGAACTTTCAACCCTTGCGAATGGGCAAGGTCTACTAATACAGTGTAAAAGGTTTTTATATTTTGCCAAGGGGCATGGCAACTAAGGCAATTTATATTGAAGCCCCCGCCCTAATGGAAGGCGGGGGCAATCAATCAGAAACATTTGCTGACTGCCATAATTCGAATTCGAATTCGAAGCTGAATGATTCACATTAAGCTGAAAAGTACCTGCATTATCACCATTATTCCAATTGCCACTGAAATTAGCCAAGTGGGAAGTGTTCAAATTAGTGTTATCGTTTGTACTTTCCTAATCTTTAGTTGCCAATATTTGTTAATTTAGTGCTTTAGGATGCCTTCAAATACATCAGCCGACCGCCAAAACTCGAACTCGAATCCGAAGCCGAACGACTCACATCAAGCCGAAAAGCACCCGCAACATCACCATAATTCCAATCGCCACCGAAAATAGCCAAGCGGGAAGCGTACAAAAAAGCG